AAGATGAAATAGCAGGCGATACAGCGAATTTAAGGGTTTATAGAAGTAATGTACCCATGGTGCAGTTCTATATTACTTATCAAAATAATGAGGGTGAAAAAATTTCAAAAAACCTAATAACTAAGCAGATTTCAAATAATTTAACAAAGTATGGCTCTATGCATGAGCCCAAAAAATTAAATATGCCTAAACCCACAATCAGTTTAAATAATGGTGAAGAGTTTTTTGAGTTTAAAGTACCCGCAAATAAGAAGTTAACTTTCAGGCTTACTTCTGTTATTGGGTCAACTACTATGTATAGTTGTGATGTAAAAATGGACTATCAGTTGGAAAGAAATAGAAATTATGAATTGATCCGTTTTAAACAGATCAAAGATTTTGTGAATCCAGCTTTATTGACTGAACCATCTCAAGATGGAGCCTACTGCAAGTTTGTAGTGAAAGAGATTTTTGAAGATGGTAAAGAAACTATTATTAAATCGATTTCTTAATGTTAAATCGTTTTTGTAATTAATTTAAATATCTAAAACTTATTTCATCAAACCACCCTTCGAGGTGGTTTTTTATTACCTGAAGGAAAGTTATGTACAAGTTAAAGCTAAATCCTCAGACCAGCGGCTATGGCGTAACACCAGGTGATGATGTGAAACGTCAGCAGATGGATGGCGGGCGTGGTCGCTATTACATCGATGTAAAACGTAATAGCCACATTGTTGATGTGAACTGGAACTTAAGTAAAACCGACTTCAATAAAATGATGGCTTTCTGGCGGGTCTACCAGAATAAGCCGGCTTCATTTTATGCGGATCTGGTGATTGATCAGGGAGCACGGCAGCAATACCTGTGTAACTTCATTCCGAACTCGTTCAAGACCAATGAAGTTAATGGCAATCTTTACCGGGTAAATGCTCAGCTCGAAGTTGTTCAAAACCAGCCTAACCTAACTGCCGATATAGCTTTGATTAAGGATTGGGAGGTCTAATGGATAACGAATATGCCAAATTCTTTTTCAATCGGAAAGTTGATATTTATCAACTGGAATGTATTGAACTCTCACACCCTTCTTTTATGAATACTTACCGGGTAGTCCGTAATGATGACCGAGGGGTGTATGTTCAGCACAATGAAGGTGAAGGGCAGGTGCTTTATGAATACCTGCCTATGACAATTCAAAGATCCGGAATGCTGGGCGATCTAGACCAGACTTTAACAGTCTCTATTTCAGGTCTTGGTGATATTTTGCCGGATGAGTTTGAACGGGTAATAGAAGGTCAATTTCCGGATGTAAAACCAACAGTTAATTATCGGCTTTATAGTTCAGATAATTTAAATACACCGATGCATTATCTGCTTGGCTTACAACTCGCCGGTGTTTCAATGAACCATAAAGCTGTGACGTTCAAAGCTGAATCTCCACGATTAAATACCGCTAAAACTGGAGATATCTTTGCACTAGACCGCTTTACTGGTCTCAAGGGGGCTATATGAAAAGTCATGATCATTTGCTTGATAGACAATATGACGAGGAAAACTACAACTGTGTTCATTTTGCTCATGAAGCTGCATTGGATCTATATGGAATAGACCGGGCGGAAGCACTTGAATTTTTTATGAAGCCTATTAAAGAAAAGGTATTTCTACCATCAAGGTTAAAACTTTTAAATCCACTGCCCATGCCCAAGGAAGGCTGCATAGTCGCCTTTCACTCGAGATACCGAAACAAGCCCCCACATGTGGGGCTTTTTCGTTTGGGCCGTGTTCTACATTTGATGGAAGGCGGAGTTACTTATTTAGCGGAAGACGTCATTAAAGCGATGGGGTTTAGTCGGGTCAGTTACTATGATTAAGATTATTTATAAGCGGGATCCTTTATCTGAAAACAAGACCATTGAACACGCCGAAACGATAGGACAATGGCTTACTTCAAAATATGAATATATGCCTGAACATGTCCGTATTTTTCACACTACAAGTAATATGGATCATGCGGAAATTTCATTTGCGAATGAAGTCACACCGAAGAATGCATATGAGTTAAAGCAGCTAGATTTCTTACCCGGTACATTTATCGTAATTGAGAATCCTAAAGGGATTCCTGCACTTGTTGCGGCCATTGTTTCTATCGTTCTAAGTGTAGCTGTAGCTTTATTGATGCCTACCCCATCAATTGCACAGACTAACCAGAATAACAACCAGTCATCGTCGGCAAACAATGAACTTTCAAACCGTGAAAACAAGATTCGGGTGAATGGCCGAATTGCTGATATTTACGGAGCAGCTCACGATACTCCGGATCTAATCGCGGTGCCTTACAAGGTATATGAAAACAATGTCGAAGTAGAGCATGTTGTCGGTTGCATTGGTCGTGGTCACTATAAAATTAACGGTGCATATGACGGTGAAACCAACATTGTTGATATTGCCGGCGCATCGGTAGAAGTCTTTCGACCAGGTGTAGATATTGTTTCAGGTGAGCCATATTTCTCGCTTGGTACCGAAATTACTACGCCGCCACTAACGGTTCAGCATCAAACCTCTGTTAATGGCCAAGTTCTCCGTCCAGCAGATACACAGTCTTTAGAAGGTACGAACTACCTTCATTTTGCATATCCAAACGAGATCCTTCGGGCAACGGCAAACAACACAGATTTAACCACTAAGTTTGTAAGTAATGACCGTGTAGAAATCACCAATGCCTCATTCACGTTTAATGGCCAGACTTATGATTTAAACGGCACTTACAGCGTTCTATCAGTTGCTGATGATCGCATGACGTTATCAAATCCGGCGGCCGTTAATGCAAACTGGTTAAAGCTTAAAGAGTTAAGTACCCAGCAAACAGCAGCTTTGTCACCAAAGATCAGTTCAATAGGTGAAAAGTGGATTGGTCCATTCATTCTAGACAATGTCGAACGAAGTCGGGTGCTGTGTAATTTTGTGGCCACAAATGGACTTTATACCGTTTCTTCAGGTGGAAATCAGGGTGCTGTAAACGTCACGATTGAAGTTGAAGTAACGCCGGTTAATGAATCTGGTGCAGCCATTGGCAATCCAATGCTGAAGCAGATCATTTTAAAGGGTTCGGCAAAGTCACGCCAAACGGTTGGTGCAACGCTGGATATGGTGACTTTTCAGGGGCGCTGTAGTGTCCGTGCACGCCGTTTAACTCCAACACCGGCAGTTACCACTGTTGTTGATGAAGTAAAGTGGCAGGCGCTTTACGGTGCTTATCCTTTACAAAGCACAGTGTATGAGCATGAAACGGTTTTTCGTGCGCGTACTTATGCAACCACTGGAGCTTTATCTGTCAAGTCCCGTAAGATCAATTTCGATCTTCAGCGAATGTTGCCGACTTATAAAAATGGAGCAATGACGACAGAGCTATTCCCAACATCGAGTTTTGCTGATGCTTTGGTATCTATGGCACTTGATGACAAGATTGGGCGCCGTACGATCGACGAAATAGATCTGGAAAACATCTATCGGACTTATAACGATGTAGTTGATTATTTTGGTACGCCACTTGCGGCTGAGTTCTGTACCACTATTGATGATACAAACCTGTCTTTTGAAGAGCTGGTTACCAATCTTTGTGATGCCGTATTTTGTACCGCATATCGGCAAAACAATAAGCTCAAGCTTTATTTTGAACGTCCAACTGATAACTCGGTAATGCTGTTTAACTTCAGGAATATCATTCCGGATAGTTACAAGCATGACCTTACCTTTGGCGTGATGGATGACTACGATGGACTGATCTATGAATACACGGATCCGACCGACGATAGTCGTATCAATATCTATTTGCCAGACAAAGGAGCAAAGAACCCGAAAGAAGTGAAATCCGTTGGGGTGCGAAACAAGTGGCAAGCTCATTTTAATGCGTACCGGCTCTGGAACAAGCTTCGGTTTCAACGTAAATCCATCACCTTTGATGCGGCGCCTGAGTCTGAATTGCTTGTGCTACGTGACCGTATTGCCGTAGCGGATTACCGCAATGGCATCCATCAAAGCGGGGAAGTGGTACAGCAAGAGGGTTTAATCCTCACCTTAAGCCATGATGTAGATTTCATTGCAGGCAAGAGCTATGTGATCTATCTGCAAATGGGGGATGGCACAGTGGACCTTATTCCTGTTACCGCTGGATCTGCCAAGAACAAGGTGGTTTTAGGCCGTTTACCGAACGGGGCCTTAAAGCTTAGTCCTGATGATTTTGTGAATACTATCTATACGGTGGTTAATGACGATACCAAAGGCTCACTGCCTTATCTGGTTGCAAAAAGAGAACCGGCTGACCAGTTCTCTAATACCATTACTGCAATTAATTACGATGAACGTTATTACCTCAATGACAAGGACTTTATTGACGTGCCGGTAGATGATTCACCGATTTACATTCGATATGACCAGCTAGATATAAATCTGGCTCGTTTGTATCAAATGCAAAGAGGGGATTTGCCAACGACTGGAGAAATCAGTTTTGTAGTTGAAGCAGGTGCACTGGTTTCAAGTTCAAGTTCTTATCGACCGGAAACCAGATTTGTCTATAAATTCGACTATAAGTCTAGTCCTGCAAAACGAGAGTATATCGTTCCAGCTGCATCAGAATTACCTGCTATTGATACTGGTGAGTTCCCACCTGATCTCGTGGTAAATTTGACTATTAAAGGTGCTGTTGTTGGACGTGGTGGAGATGGCGGGTTGCCACATCTAGCTTACGGAGATTGGGAAAAAGATTCTGACTTCAATTTTACCAAAACCCGCCGTGATGGGTTTCAGGGAGCACCCGGTTTGTTGAACCGGCACAGCAAACTAAACCTGATTATCGATGGAGGGACGTTAGCTCGAGGCGGTTCAGGTGGTGGAGCAACACCAAGTGGTATTTACACTGGATCATCTTATGGGGTTCAGGGAATTCCCGGTGGTGCTGGAGCACCATTTGGTCGGGTCATGACTGGACAGCCGATTTCAAATGACTCACAAGATTATCGCCTCTATCTGGAGAGTTATTTATTGGTTATGAAAATCACTGATGCTGAAGCTTCGGTACCCGGTAAAGGTTACCGAACCCAAAATGACCGTTATGGGTCTCCATTATCAGGTGATGGTGGAAACTGGGGCGAACGTGGCACCAAGTCCACCAATGATGGAACGTGGAACTGGCA